CAGCCCGTAAAGACCATTTGCCGCTGTCTCGCTGAGAATCGCACCACGGATCATAAAGCGTCCGTCTGTCAGTGCGATTGGCGTGACGCGGAACTGCAAGTTGCCAAGGCTCTCCTGCACTTCTACTAAGCGGTCGGCCAACTCCTCGCTAAACACGCACGCCCACTGCTTGGCGTAGTCATACGGCAGCGGCAGGTGCGGCAGCAACTCTGCGACGGTGGAGGGGTTTTCTGGCAACGGCACTGGGTCGATGTCGTCAGGCATTAGATGGCGGCTCCGATTGCTGTGACGTAAGAACTGATGTGGCTATCCAGCTTGGCGAGGTCTAACGAAGTGCCTAGCGAATAGAATGCAAGAGTGATGTCAGAATATACCGAACTAAACCGATAGATGAACGCATTATTGTCGGTGATCCCCGTGCTTGCCACGTTGAGCGTGCTAGATGTTCCGCCTCGTCGAAACTCAAAAGACGAAGAGTTGCTGCGGTTAATCGCTGTAAGCCCAGTCTGCGGAGACTCTGACACAGCGGCGTCGCCCAATGATCTGCATCTAATGTAAGCACTGGTTGCCGACTGACTTATTTGCGTGCTTCCTTCGCCAGCCTCTGGCCCGTCATATTCTCGGATGTGCGTTTTATATGAAGCCGAAGCAGTCTGTGATGTTATGTACAGGGCTTGGTGAGCACTGTTTTGGGCAGGGCCGTCTGGATGCACGCCGCTCAAATACAAGTATGTGCCTGCGCCTGCGCCAGTGAGCCCTGCCGTGCGTGAATAATCACCAGACGAAAACGAATACGCCGTTGGCACAGCCCCTCGCAGCGGAACCAGTGCCCCAGTTAGCGTGCGAGGTCCGCAGAGTAAACAGCTAGAGCCAATCGCATCCCAGAGCGAATCTGCCTTTAATCCCGAAACTAGACTGTTGATGGCGATTTTCACATCGGTTTCAAGGTACGCCCCGTCTGCCGCTTCAACGGCACGGATGTAGGCGAGGGCATCACGGTCAAAGCCCGTCTCTTCAATGGCTCGCAAGTCTGCCATAAGCGTTGACACGCGGGCGTCTAAGAGGGCGAGGTCGGTTGCAGAGCCAAGGCTGTAGAAGGAAAGCGTGGCGTCGGAGAAGGTGCTTGCGGTTCCATTGAGATTTCTGCAAAAAACATATGAGTTTAATGTGCTTGCAGATAGCGAATTGTTGGTTGCGGTTACCTCAACGCCGTCAACTCTTACGGTTTGCTGAGACGCTGAGACTCTCGCTGCCCCAAAGAAGTTTATTCCTGCTCTGTTTGATACGTCAGTAATTGTGTTTGTATTTACATACCCGCCGGTAAAACTGGTGTCATCGTACAGCATAAATGAAGATGCCGAAGAATCCGTGACACCGGCGTGACGAACAGCCGCTGCGGCCCTGCCCGCTGCAATAAATACGCTTAGGTGGGCATCGTTTTGCGCGTCTGCGTTCACTGCCCTTCCGCTGTTCAAATACGAAGTCCCATCACCAGTAATGCCAATGCCGCCACGGTCATAGTCAGTAGCAATGAATCCGCTGTTCGTTGGCGCAGCCCCCTTCAGTGGCGTCAACGCACCGGCCAGTGAGTCCCAGCCCGCCATCACGCAGCAAGCGTTGAGGTCATCGTAGATGCCGTCCTCACGGCAACCCTTTACGAAGCGGTCTATGGCTCTAATGCGCGCCTTTAGGGTCATTCCAGTGATCCTCCTGCTTCGTAGCCGCGCACAATGTAGTCGATGGTGTCAGGGTCCAGGCCGCTTGGATTCTCGCCAACGAGCAAGGCGAACTTCAGCCGGTTGATGAGGTTGGTGACGGCGGTGCCAAGGTCTTCCAGTGAGAGCGAAGTGCCGATTGAATAGAAGGCGAGGGTGGCTTGCGAAAAACTTTGCGGAGTGCCGGAGCCGTTATTTCTCGCAAAAACAAAAGTATTGTCAGACGATGGAGTTTGCGAAACAACTGCCTCGCTGTTGGAAACACCATTCACCCTGGAAGTAAAACTTGCGCTAGCAGACCTTGATGAGCCAGTAAAGTTGGTAACTGCCGTCCCGAGAGACTGCGAGGCAAATGAACTGCTGCGGCTTCGCAACGCATACCCGCCAGAAGCATCGTAGCCGCCCAGAGTGTTTGCGCCGGAAGATGCGCCTCCAGAGCCTAAATGCACGTTTGACGGCAGAGGTGTGGCAGAGATGTAAACGGCATTGTGATTGTCGTTCTGCGGGTCATCATCATTCGCTCTTCCGCTATCAATGTACGAAGTCCCATCCCCTGTGAGCCCAGCGGTTCGGCTGTAGTCGCCCTCAACAAATCCATCAGCGACGTTTGTCGGGGCATCACCAACAACAGGCACCAGAGCCCCAGCGAGCGTGCGTGCTCCTGCTAGGATGCAGCAAGCCTTCAGAGCAGAGAACACGCCCGACTCTTTTGCGTCCCGAAAGAACGCATCTACGGCTACCGCCACGCCCGTCTCAACGCCTGCACCGTCAGCGGCTGCCATGCGCGTCAGATAGTCGATGGCATCAGCGTCGGTGGGCAGGGGTTGCGAGCCGATGCCGGGATAGCCGCCAGCGAATGGGTGGTCAAAGCGAATTTTGGATGCAAGAGGCATCAGTAGTACCACATGGTGTTTCCGGTAATGCGATCTATTGATTGCGTCAGGTCTGCCTGCCAAAAAACAATTTCAGTGACTCTGCCGTTCCAGTATTGTGACGCAGTGTCGGACCTACGCCCTATTTCTAGCGTATTAGTTATGTGTGAATTTGCTGCTGCGACTACAGTTTCTGCTACTGAGTTTTTTAATACGGTGACAGAAGTTCTATTGCCGCATAAAGCACAGATATGCGTTAGCCCGTCTGCCGCTGCTAGTGAGTGAAAGTCCAAGAGCCTTGTACTAGTATTGCGATCTGCATAGCGGATTTTATTTGCGGTTCCTTCCCGCTGCAAAAGAAACCCGCCCGTTACAAAGCCTCCGTAACTAAAAATAGTTCTAATATCGTCATCTGACGATACGTCAGTTACTAGCGAAAGAGTCACCGAACCATTTAGCGACAAAATAGACCCAGATGAAAAGTAATCGTTGTTGCCGTCAAACTGCAACGCTGGCTTGCCCTCCTCTGTGATGACAACGCCGCTGTCTACAATCTTTGGTTCGTTTGTATCTGCTGCTGCGACTGCATGGTTTGCGTTGCCGCTCTGATCCCACCAGCGATAGACGAACCCATCACCCGCACCGCAGAAAGCAGCCAACGTCCCATCGTCCACCTCTGCCGCAGTGAAGTCCTCTTCCGCGTCGTCGCTGCTGCGACGAACTGTGACAACAGGGTCCGCGTAGGACCGGCTCAGGCTGCGGAGCGAGTAGGCTGCGGCTGCACCGGGCGCAAAGTCCAGAACGCCCGGAGGCTGCGTTGGAACCAGCAGTCGATTGTTCATCGGGGACATTGGCAATGACCGGAAAGTAGTGATTTACAGCTAGCCTATCATAATCATTGACGCAAACGCTGCTGCGATTGCGATTGCCGCCACAGCAAGCACGGCAACAAACGTGGCTATTCTGTCTCGTTTCATCCTAGTTCTGCGGCGTGTCGTCTTGCAGTCTAAACGATGCCGTTCGCGGCTGCATAGCGTAAAGCAACCGTGTCTGTTCCTGCATGGCTTCGACTAGCTCTCTCTGCGATGCTGTGAGTTCGTTCAGAAACGTCTCGTGTGCGTCCACCAGAGGCAGCAGCACGTCATTACGCAGCACAAAGCCAACAGCAAGAGATACCAGCACTGGGAAACCCCAACGCTCGATTATGCGGCTGGCAAGGGTGTAGGCGTCTTTGGTACTCATGGCGTGCGTGTCAAATCCTGCTTCCAGTATGAAAAGTCAATGCGGTAGGCAGGCTTGAGCAGCCACCATTCGAGAAGCACCTGCACCAGTGCGGTACAGAGGCCGATGAACAGCAGCACCATCACGCTGCCAAACTCGGCGCGCGCCAGCCGGTGCGCGTAGGCGTCTGCCAATAGCAATCGCTCTTCCTTGCTGTCGCAGTTGCTGAAGATCGGCACAGGCCACGCACCGATCGCACGGTCGATCAGCCGATTGACTCGGTTGCGTCCCAGCAAGTGC